TGCGGTTTTATGCGTGTTTTTTGGGGCGGTTTTTTATCCTTATTGTAATTTTTGGTAATTTTTTTCAATAGCGAAAATGGAAGTGGAAAAAATCAGCCGTTTTTTTCCGTTGGTCATACAGCACGGAAAATTTTTGTGATTTTTTTCCGTCGAAGTTTTATGCAGATAGTTCATAAATACTTTTTTAATATTTCGTATCCATTAGTTACAAATCATTAACTTTGTAACTATGAAAACAGAAGTACAAAAAGAAAAAGCCGAAGCAGAATTATTAGCCCAAAACGGATTTAATATTACTATCGGAAAAAGAAAATTCACAATAAAGCCACTGACTTTCGGTGCTATTGTAAAAGCGAATCAATACGCTACTGAAATTAAAATGAATATCAAAGGCGGTGAAATCAGCAGTATGGTGCAGAATTATCAAGAAAACACCGACCCTCTCATGAAGTTTATTGCAGTAGCAATTTTAGGACAAAAATGGAAAATTAAACTCTTTACCAATATACTCGCAAAATGGCTCAAATGGAACCTAAAACCCTCCGATGCCATGAAAATTACCATCGCTATTCTACAAATGTATGATATGGCAAATTTTATTCCCTCTATCCAACTAATAGCGGAGACCACCATCACCACTCCGAGGAAGACCGAGAGGATAGATGGGAAAATATAGGTCTTTCCTCAATATACGGAAATATAGGCTTTATCATGAAAGAATTAAACATCACCTATCAAGAACTCATGTGGAGTATTCCATGGGCTACCCTTATGAGAATGATGGCTGACCTACCAAGACAAGTAAAAGTAGATAAAAACCAGCCACAAACCCTCACAGAACAAAATGTAGATGATTTCAAAGCCTACATGCAAAATATTAACGAAAAAAATAAAAAGAAAAAATGAGCAGACCATTAGATTTTGAAGCCCTACTCACCACCAGAGATTTTGAGCAAGGCATAAGAAACATAGAAAACCAAATCAGAAACCTTACCCAACAAACCGAGCGAGAAACCTCACAAATGGATTCCTTGTTCAGAAATCTCGCCACTGGTATAGGTGCCTATTTTTCAGTACAAGCACTACAAGGATTTACCCAACAACTCATCAATGTTCGTGGGGAGTTTCAAAAAACAGAAATTGCTTTTGCCACCATGCTAGGAAGCCAAGAAAAGGCTCAAAACCTTATGGCTGAAATGGTAGATTTAGCAGCCAAAACTCCTTTTGGATTGCAAGAAATTTCTGAAGGAGCAAAGCAACTTTTAGCCTTCCAAATTCCAGCAGAGGAAGTAGTAGATACCCTTACGAGAATGGGTGATGTTGCCGCAGGTCTCAGCGTTCCTATGGGACAACTTATCCATGTATATGGACAGGTAAAAGCACAAGGAAAACTAATGACTAACGATCTTTACCAATTCATGAACGCTGGAATCCCTATTTTGTCTGAATTAGGCAGTGTATTGGGTAAAACCGAAGCAGAAGTTAAAGAAATGGTAGGTCAAGGAAAAATTGGATTTTCTGAAATCCAACAAGTAATCCAAAACATGACCAACGAGGGCGGTTTATTCTTTAATCTTATGGAGAAGCAGTCCGCATCATTATCAGGACAAATTGCCAATTTACAAGATGCCCTAGACCAAATGTTCAATAAAATCGGTCAAGCCAACGAAGGTCTTCTCTCTAATGGAATACAGGCGGTAACCTACCTCGTGGAAAATTACCAAAAAGTAGGCATCGTATTATCAGGATTGATCGGCGTTTATGGAGCGTATAAAACGGCAGTTTTAACACAAATCGCTGTAATGAAAATCGCCAATACTTACGGAATGTATGATGTCGCTACAAGACACCTACAAATCAGTGCTACCCTAAAACAAATTGCTCTACAGACTAAACTTAATGTCTTAATGGCAGGTGTTCCATATTACGCCATTGCTATCGGTGCAGTTGTAGGGCTTATCGCCGTTTTGTATAGTCTAGACACTTCCCTAGAGAGTATAGAAGACAAATTAAAAAACATCTCTAAACAAGAAGAAGAAAACAAGAAACAAGCGCAAGGATATATTAGCATTCTAAAAGATGAAAGCACTAGTATTTTAGAAAAAGCCGAAGCCTACGAAAAACTCATCGCCATTACTCCAGAAACTTTTGGGAATATGACCAAAGAGCAAATTATCGCTATGGACTTAAAAGAAGCCCACGCACAGCTGAATGAAGAATTAGAAAAAGGCACAAAAATAAGCCGACAAAAAATCCTTAACGAAACAAAGCAAGAATTAGAAAGCTTACTCAAACTCAAAGACCTTAATGTAGATGATGCAGATGGTAAAATTTCTAGTAGAATTGAAGAACTAAAAAAAGGAATCGCTGATATAGAACGAGAAAATAAAAAGATTAACGAAGCCCTTATGTCCCAAAATGCTAGTCTAGATGAACAGCAAAAATATTGGCAAAAAGAAGAGCAAGAAATCATAAAAGTTATAGAGGCAATTAAGAAAAAACACCCTGAACTAGATATTGCAAAAGCCAAAGCTGGAGAAATTCCACCAAAAATAGCAGGGATACAAACTGCCGTGGATGGATTAGATTTTTCAGGACTTATCTCTCGTTTGAAATTCGTGCAATCTCAAGCTAAAAATGTAGCCAACGCCCTTAACGGAGCAAAAAACACAGAAATTCAAAAAAATAAAAACGATTACAATAAAGCCGATTGGGAAACACAAAAAAGCAATGCACAGAAAGAATTAGATGAATTAACCAAAAAAGACATCGGCGGTAATAAATGGAAAGAACTCACTATCAAAATTAAAGAAGCAGACAAGGCTCTAGGTGCATATAGCATTAGAGAAGAAAAAGTTGCCAAAGCTAAAAAGCCCACCAAAGCACAAATAGACGCTCCCATAAAAGGCTCTCTCGGAGCATTAGAAAAAGAACTCTCCGACCTTAATACCAAAATCAATAATAAAACCCTTATCAACAATAAGGAGTTAATGAAATCTCTTCTTGCTCAAAGAGAAAAATTAGAGAAAAAAATTAAGGAGATTAAAGCCCAAATGGATAAAAACTCTTGGCAAGAAGAACTCTCCGAGTTGGAACGCCAATGGAAAGTCCGCTACCAAATCGCCAAACATTACGGAGAAGAAATCGCAAAAGTGCAATTCCCTAACCTTAAAGGAGAAAGTTACTTTGATGAAATTAAAAATAGATATAATGCACTGGATAAAAAACAATCTTCAGGCTCAAAACTATCCAACGAAGAAATCGAGCAATGGCAAAAACTTAAAGAAATTTTAGACAATCTTCAAGGCATAAAAGACCCCTTTACCAACTGGAAAGAACATCTAGAGCAGACACTCTCTGGATTTGAAACTTTTACCCAAAAAATAGAATATCTGCAAACTCAAATAGAAAACCTTACACCAGAGCAAAAAAGCCAAGGGTATGAAGCCGTTTTAAGAGAGCAACTCGTTAATACTGAAAAAGAATACCAGCAGTTTTATGACAATTTCCTCAAAGAACAGCAGACCTTTGAAGAGAAGAAAATCGCTATTGAAAAAAAATATGCCGATTTAAGTGCAAAGGCAAAAAACGATGCTCAAAAAAATGCAATAGAAAAAGCCAAAAGCAACGAACTTACCGATTTGTTTTTTGAGGAAACACAAAAATCAGATCAGTGGGCAAAAATCTTTACCGACATGAATGCCGTTGCTTCCAGCAGTTTAGAAAAATTCAAAACTATTTTACAAGAGAAACTAAAAGATGCCAAAAGTATTGAAGAAAAAGCAAAAATCGGTGAGTTTATCAAAAAAATAGATGAGCAACTCGAGAATCGCCGTGGACTAGATATTCCCAATCGTTTCAAGAAAATCAAAGAGGATATTCAAGCATTTGTTACAGCAAAAAAAGCCGTAACCGAAGCCCAAAAAGAATATAACAAAGCCGTGACCGACTTCGGTAAAAACTCCGCTGAAGCCAAAAAAAAGGAACAAGAACTCCTCAATGCTGAACAAAAAAGAACCGACGCCCAAGCAGGACTCAATAAAAAACTTGGTGATTTAGGCAACAAAACCAGCAAATACGCCAAAATAGGAGTAGATGCAGTGAATGACATTCGCGAAGCATTTGATGATTTAGGGGTAAGTTTGGATAATGATTTTGGAGATACTTTAGATAAACTTCAACAAAGTTTTGAAGGGATTAACAAAACAGCAGAAGGTGCAATGCAATTCGCTAGTGGTGATTATGTAGGCGGAACGATTAAAATGATCGGCGGAATAATAAAAACCTTTAGCGGTTGGTTTAATAATGACAAGAAAAAAGAAAGAGCCATTAAGAGAGAAAAGGAAGCCTTAGACAGCCTAAAAAATACCTATGAAGAACTCTCTCACGCTATTGATAGAGTCTTCAAAGCAAAGGAATATTCTGACCAAACTAAACTTATCCAAAATTTGGAGCAACAAAAAATTCATCTCCAAAATATGATAAGACAAGAGGGAGCGAAAAAGAAATCCGACCAAGGGAAAATCTCCGATTGGCAAAATCAAATTAACCAAATTAACCGCAGCATCATTGACCTAAAAGATAACCTTGTTAAAGATGTTTTACAAACTGACCTGTCAAGTTTTGCAACAAAAATAGGAGATGCTCTCGTAGATGCTTTTGGGCGTGGAGCAAATGCAGCCAAAGACCTTGAAAAAGTAGCTGGCGATGTCTTAAAAAATATGCTTAAACACCAATTGGATTTAATGCTACAAAAAAGATATTCTGGCACACTAGAACGGCTTTTTAAGGCCACAGGGCTTAATGATGATGGCATAGGTACTTTTAAAGGAATCAGCCGTAAAGACCAAGAAAGATTCAAGGAAGAAATTAAAAATGCTAGTCAAGTCGCTAACTCGTTTTTAGAAGGCTATAAAGAAATATTTGCAGGAATAGGTGAAGATAACGAAAGTCTGAAAGGAGCCATAAAGGGAATGAGCGAACAGACCGCAGATGTACTTGTGGGGCAGTTTAACGCAATTAGAATCAACACAGGAGAGATTATGAAATATAGCATTTTCAATGTAGAAACCCTTAAATCATCTCTCCAAGTACTCAATCAAATAGAGGAAAACACCAGAAATTTATATCAAATGAGAAAAGATATATCAGACATGAATTCTAAAATTTCATCAAAAGGAAATAGTTTAAGAGCAAACGGAATTGATTAAAACAAGATAAAATGAAAGATATTATACAAAAAGCAGAAGAACTTAATATTTGCCATGAATGGCAGAATAAAATGCTCAAACATCAAGATATGAAATACTTTTGTGAAATGTATTTCAAAGGTGATGATTGGGCTATGGAGCACGACTTCCCCACTCTCCCACTCTTACAAAAATATAAAGGACAAACCGAAGAACACGGATTGTATTTAGACTACAAGGGAACGATAAAAAACAAGCCTCATTTGGCATTTTTTGGTAGTTCAAATATCGTTTTAGAATATGATAATTTTCAAGTGGCACTGGTAAATATCAGACACCAAAGCAAGGCGAAAATCATCGCTAAAGACTACGCAATAATTACAATAAATGTTTTAGATAATGCCCAAGTAGAAATAGAAAAAGACCCTACTGCAAAGGTATTTATCTATAAAAAATAAAATAACCCCCTAAAATTAGGGGGTTATTTTATTCTCTAAATCTTTCGTGCGAAAATAATAATAAAAAAGCCCTTTCATTGCTTTGGTCAAATGTATTTTTCTTGGATTATCAGCCTTTGCGAATAATAACGATAGATAAGATTTATCCAGCCCTAATTCTTGGGTCAAATCCTTTCTTTTCAATCCAAACTCTTGCATTTTAGCAATAATCCATTCATCAGATACTACTTGCTCTATTTCAGTATAACCCATATAAAAAATATTAAGATAAGGGCAATAAAAACAACCTGCCCCAATGATAGACTAAACCTAATGTGAAAGTCTTGTTCAAAAGGCTCACAAGAAAAAATGTTTTTTAGCAATTTAATAAATTCTTTCATTTTCAAGTAAAATTTATAATTTTGCATTTAGAAGCAAGGGGGGACATTGCCCCCTTTGTTTCAGAACAACAGATTTAGTAGCCTCTGTTTAATTTCGGCTTTAAGTTTTAGTAGGAACTTAAAGCCTTTTTTCATTCTTCTGAAACTGATTTTGAACTCAAAATCAAACTTCATAAAACAAAATTTAAAGGTTAAACAATAAGAACATCCACTCTGTCTTTCAATGACACTGCAAATACACTAAAAATGTTTTCAATATACAAACTTTTTTAGTGTATTTTTTTATTTACTTATTTCAATTTTACTTCTGACAATCAATGATATATTTTTTTATTTTGTATCTTTGGGATACATTTTTAAGAAATAGAATGAAAGCAGTAATATATAGCCTAAACGGACAAAAATTGAAAGATTATAAAGTCTACATTTCAGAAAGTAAAGGGCTTTTAGACAAATTAAAACCTAAAAATAGAGCCAGTTATGATTGGGCAGAATATCACGGAAAAGCAGTAGACACCAGCCCTACAAAATACGAAGAAAGAGAAATCACCCTTTCAGGCTGGATTGAGGGCGAAAATTGGCAAGAAATCAAACGAAATTTTGATAGACTTTTAAGTGAATTTGATAAAGAAGGTTTGGTTCGTTTGGTGGTTGATTTTGGAGACAAATTAGTTTTTGATGTGTATCTGTATGATGGCGTAGAATTAAATAAAAACTTCTCACAAGGGCAGACCATAGGTAGATTTACCTTAAAAATGAAAGAACCTAACCCTATTAAGAAAACATTATCTATCGCTCGTGGGAGGTTTAATCTAAAATTCACTGCTCTTTCTTGGGTAGATATAAACATTAACGGAAAAAATCGCTCCCTTAAAGGAAATGTAGACATTCACGAAGATTTATCAGAAAATGAAAATTATATCACTATTGCAGGAAATTTAGAAGACATTAAAAATTTAGAAACTAATGCTACAATATTATGGGAGAACTAATTTTAATACAAAAAAACGGAGAACTGAACCTCAATAGTAAAAATCCGTATAGAATAGTAACGAAAGCAGAGCATCGGCAGGTGCTTCTCTCCGAAGATGTAGTGAATATTTCTCTCGATAGCAAAGCACCTATAGACTTCCATTTGGGCGACAAGATAGAGTACGCTGGTCGGTTTTTCTTACTCAATACACCACCAAGAATAAAGAGAGAACAAGGTATTTATAACTATGAACTTACCTTCGAGGGGGTGCAATATTCTTTACGAAAAAAGATTTATTTTAATATAGATAAAACAGACTTTCAGACTACAGCAGACTTCCCCCTTACAGGAGAAATAGATATTTTCCTAAAAACACTGGTCAATAATATCAATTCGGTGGAGGGTAACCGCTGGATTTTAGGCGAATATCCACAAAACACAGATACCAAAACCCTTACTTTTAACAATGAAAATTGTCTTGCCGTATTGCAAAAGATTTGTAGTGAATACCAATCCGAATTTGAGATTTTGGAAAACACTTTAGAAAATACTTGCACTCTAAATATTAAAAGTATTGGGACTAAACTAAATCACACCTTTGAATATGGAAAAGGAAACGGATTATACTCATTGTCAAGAAGCAATGAAGCAGATGATGTCATTACCAGACTCTACGCCTTTGGTTCTTCGGAGAATATTCCTCACGATTATCGCAACTATTCAGACCGACTAAAAATGCCTCAAAGTGTAGGAAATTTCATTGAAAATCAAGAAAAAATCAATCTCTATGGCTACAAAGAAGGAGTGAAAATCTTTGAAGATATAAAGCCTACTTTTAAAGGGATAATTTCTAAAGTAGGTAAATTTAACGACCTTGAGAAATACCAAGAAATAGAGGTTTCCAACATGGATTTTGACCTCAATGAAAAAGATAACGAAGGCAACACAAAATATCTCATTGCAGAGACTTCCGCAAAACTTCATATAAACAAAGGAAACTTGGCAGGGTATCAATTTGAACTCAAAAAATATGAAGGATATAACCATAAAACAAAAACCTTTAAGGTAAAGCAATTCACCGATACCAGTGGGCAAAAATTCCCTACCCCTAACACCATTTATCAGTTTTCGGTAGGCGATGAATTTACCCTTATAGACATTGTTATGCCTGAAATTTACATCACCAGAGCCGAGAAAAAACTCCACGAACAAGCATTAAAAGAATATGAAAAAATATCAAAAAACAACCTGAAATATACCCTAGATATTGACCCCTTATTCTTAAAAAACAAAGGCGATAAAAATTCCGTTTTCTTCAAAATAGGTGATTATATCCACCTAAAAGATGAAGACCTAAACATTAACAAAGAAAGCCGTATTATCAGCCTTACAAGGGATTTATTAAATCCGTTCAAATATACTCTGGACATTGCAGATACTTACGAAGTGAGTTTCACTATAAGCGTCCTTAATGATATTAAAGACACTAAAAAAATAGTGCTCTCTCAAAAGGAAGTTGCACGACAAAACTACCAAAACAGCTACCGAAATTTACAAGAATTAAGAGACAATATTTTTGATACAGATAATCATTTTGATGCTGAAAAAATCCGCCCTAATTCCATTGAGACTAATATGCTCAGTGTAGGAGCCAGAAACCAGCATTTTACCCTTGAAAATGTAACCCTAAACCCTAATACTAACGGCAGGGATAGCCACACGACCATCACCGCAGGAAAACTGGTGCATTTCTCCATTGATGATAAAATTAGGGAATGGTCGCTTTTAGAAGCTAATGTTCAGAATTTAAAAAATTTGGTGTATTATGTTTATGCCAAAGTGGAAAGAATAGGTAAAAACGGCTCTTGGCTCATTACCACAGACAAAATAAAATTTGACCAAAATCCCCAATATTTTCACTTTCTATGCTATCTACTCTACACCCCTAAAAATAGTAAAAGAGAAGCCGAAGCCATGTACGGAAATGTTCTTATGCATGGCGGACAAATCACCGCAGGACGCATAAAATCTACCAACGGACAAACTTATTTTGACTTAGATACAGGCGAAATCACAGGGAAAATTTCCTTTACCAAAGATAGCCCAGCATTAGACCAAGTCAAAGACCCTCGCATACCTACACTCATAGAAAAAACCAATTTCTTACGAACAACAGCCGTAGAAGGAAACACCATCGCCACAGGAAATATCGTTTTAGGAAATGATTTAGGCATCAATTCAGGAATTACAGGCATGGGAAATAATACAGATGTTTTCCTTTGGGGCGGAGCAGATTATTCTAAAAAAGATACCGCACCGCTTTCCCTACACCGAGACGGCTTTATGAGAGTAAGAGATGGAAAAGGAAATGTGATTTTTGAAATCGGACAAAAAGATGGTAAAGCCGTATTTAACATCTATAACGAAAACGGAGATTTACAAGCCAAAATCGGTAATGCAGGGTTGCAGTATATCGGCTATAGCCCTGAAAGTTATACCAAAATCTATCTTCACAGAACAGCCTTCTCCTATAATGATGATGACGCCATTATAAAATATTTAAAAGAAAAACTTGTAATCGTAGGCGAAGAGGGAGAAGATAGAAGCGATAGAACGGCAAGTATCGTCGTTAATGGAGGAAGTTTTTTCTACTCCTATTTTGCAGGTAAAAACTTTGAAGCAGAAGCCAATAAACAATATGAAAACATCCTATTTTTAGAAGAAAATAAATTGGGAGAAAGAGCATTTAGTGGGACTTACATTTATATTTCATCTCCAAAAAAAGTCTATAGCCCAACAGACTTTGAACCCGAACAAGGAGTTTTATTACCCATTGATATTTATGATGTGATTAATGGGCAAATTATCCGAAGCAGAACCCTTACCCTAAAAATCAACAAAAAAGATTGGAATTATGATTATTCTGATTTCTACAACTCTAATCATTAACTAAAAATAAATTAAAATCATTATGGAATTAATAGAAGTAAGCAGAAGAATTATCTTCAAAAAAAAGCAAGAAATAAAAGGTATAGAGGTGTTTTACGAATACGAAACCAATAACGAAATGCCCATTCCTAAAATTGTACATTTTCACTTTATGGAAAATGCAGGAGTGCATGTTTCAGGCTCTTACTCCCAAGATGGAGGTTTTATGATGAATGGTACAGGACTGACGCTCACTGAAAACGGAGCATTTCTAGATGTAGTAATGCAAACTCTCAAAAAATTATGCTCATCAAACGAATAAATAAAATCCCCTACTTCAGTAGGGATTTTTTGTAGTTTTCCATGAAAAAAGTTATTAAAAAACTTGCTTATTAAGTAAAAGATTATTATATTTGTAGTGTTAATAAAAATAAGAGATAATGGATGAACAAGAAAGGAAGCGATTACAAGAACAGGCGTTTGAGCACTTAAAATTTTACTTGTTAAAATATCATGAGTTAGCTAGTAGGACGCCAAGAATGAAAAAGACCATAGATGCAGAGATAAGAGATTTGGTCAATTTATTAAAAAAATTAAGTAATCAAAAAGGGTAACCAAAAGCCCCTGAAAAATGGGGCTTTTTAATAAAAAAATAAAATCATGTTTGAAAGAGTAAAAAACCTCCGAGATCAATTTGTATCAGCGACTGATAAAGAAAAAGAAAAAATAACAATAGAACTAGATAAGTTACAAGATGAGAATGCCGATGCCTTTGCAGAAGCGATGATAGAATGTATGAAAGAAACTAATAAAAATCTCTCTGATTTTCTTATGAGAGAGCAGCTCAATGATATTCTACCTTACATATCTGTTTCTGCCATTGCCAAAAATTATTTTGGTAAGAGTAAAGAATGGTTTTATCAAAAAATGAATGGCAATATCGTCAATGGCAAACCTGCAAAATTTACCGAAGAAGAAATAAAAAACTTAAATTTTGCCCTGCAAGATATAAGTAAAAAAATAGGTTCAGTAAGAGTTTCTTAATTCTTATTTTTATTAACACCCCACCCCACACTTTGAGCCGAAGCGTGGGGCTTTTCTTTTTCCAAAAAAATACTTACTTTTGTATCAAATAGATACAAAATGAACAATGATTTTTTTGAATACGAATTTGAATCTACTATTGACAAAACAGAACTACCAAGTAACATCGCCACAATAGATGAGGGTAACAAACAAGGCAACACCTACACCAAAGAAAAAGTAGATGAACTTTTGAGTGGTTCTGCAGGTGGGGATAGCAAAAACCTCGCCAATGCAGACCTGCAAATCCCAGCAGGTACCGTCAGAACCCTCGATGTTACAGGAGCGAAATTGAATATTAAAGGTCTTAATAATAAAACCAGAGATAAAGCTTTTAATAGAAGATTGATGGTGAATGAATCAGGTGAAATTTCATATAACAATGAATCTGACATTAACATTGCTTTCCCAGCAGACTTCAAAGCGTCTCTTACAGTCAATCATATATATCCTACAAATATCCCTGAAAGACCAGCCTTTGCAGAGGATTTACAGAGAGTTTTAAGTAAACATAAAAATTATGACTTAACCCCTATCACTGATTGGGTAGTGAAAATTATAGATGATGTAGACCCCGAAGAAATCGTTAGAAAAAGCACTTATGGTAAGTTACAAATTTATACAGACAATCCAAAATTAAGCAAATACAAAGGCGTTAAAGTTGTAGATGCCTTTTCAGAGAATATAGTTTTGCCAAGAGACAAAAATTGGTTATTCAAGATGTCTGGGGTAGTATCAGGTTCACCCATCCCAAACTCTCCAAACACTCTTGTGGGATTGAGTAGAGATAAACTCGCATCATCTATAGCTTTTGGGTTTCAGAATGGTAGTTTCGGTAGATTTATCATTAATAGCAAAGGTTCTGATATCGTTAAAGACAACTTCACTTGTCTATTTGCCAAAGTAGGCGGTGTAATTGCAACTATCTTTTACGGCTCAGGAAAAACATATACCGATATAAAAGAGGCTAACTTAGAATTAGGAGATTTTTACCCTAAAATCTTACTCGATAAAGGTAGTTTCATAGAAACCACAATGTATTATAAAATATTAGAAGATTAAAAATAAAAATATCATTAACTAACAAAATATTAAAACAATGGAAATCGTAAGACAACCTATCAGCAATCACCCATTATTTGGGAATGTAAAAAGAGAAATCGCAGTCTATGACGCACACATTTCTACCAAGTTTAAGCAAATCGTATTAGAGGCAGAAGTAAAGTATTTCAATGCCGAAACCAATGAGCAAATTGAAAACACCTTTGTCTCCACTCTTCCCAATTGGATTGTCAATAACAATGACTTCACCACCGTGAGAGATGCCAGCGGTCAGCCCGTAGCCAATCCTAAATTCCGTGAAGCACCAGCAGAAGGAGAAGATGACCGTACACCAAACGAAAAAGAGCAGCACCTTAAACAGCCAAGTTTTGACTACTTCATGGCTCTCATCGAAAAGGGAGTAGATTTGGTCGCTCTATTAAGGCTCCACATCATTGAAAACGACAAAATAAAATACTTTGATGAACTCCTAAACCAAAGGTAATTTTTAATCTTTTCATCAAAGTTTTAATTAGCAAAAAAATTAAATTATCAAAAATTCAAAAAAACAAAAACCATGAAAACACTTTTTAATTTGCTTATCAATCTTTTATTATTCATCGTCGCGCCTGTGATAGAATGGATTTTAATGCCGATAAATGTGCTGGTTGTCTTTGCCAAAGATTTTAGAAAAAGAGGCTTTAAAAATGCTTTAATTGGTATTTCAAACTACTTTAAGGAGAGTGCGATTCGCAAGGATATTTATCTCTGCGGAGAATATAGGGGTCTTTGGAATGCTACTTTGAAGACAAAGGAAGGCAAGGAAATTGGCATGAATAATCGCACCTTATCGGCGGATTTAGGAGAGCAAGACGAAGAGGGAACCATGAGCCGAACAGGAGCCATTTTGAACCTGATATTATTTTTAATTGAACGAAATCACTGCCGAAAAGCCCTTGAACACGATAATTTTAAAAATAAAAAACTATGAAAGACATCTTTTTAGAATACATTTTACCACATATTGCTGAGTTTGCTTCGCTATTGTTGTCGGGCTTTGCGGGGTTTATTTTCGGAAGGAAAAAGCAAAATGCCGAAGTGGAGAGCATTGAGGCTGGAAACCATGAAAAAGAGATTGAAAACGCAGGAAAAGTCCTGAAATATTACCGAGAGATGATTGAGGATTTAGGAAATAAACTTAAAACCGCTATTTTGGAATTGGACGAGGCAAAGGCTCTAATCAAAGAACTTGAAGACAAGGTAGAACTCCTCACCGATGAGCTTAAAAAATACAAACAACTCAATAGAAAAAAGGAGGAATGAAAAATTGTTCTCCGTTGAATTAAAAACTAATGATTATGATTAAAAAATATAAAAACCAAGAAATCAGTTTAGAAAAACTCAAAAAAGATTATGAAAAATTTAGACAAAGACTGGAAACTCAAAGAGTTGAAGTCAAAAGATAAACAGCAGACCGCCACGGTCTTTGGGACTTTTGTTTGCGGTGGTGGTTCTACGATGGGTTATAAACTCGCTGGATTTAACCATCTCGGCGGTGTGGAAATAGATAAAAATATGGCAGAAATTTATACCAAAAATCACGCTCCGAAATACTTTTATTTAGAGGATATTAGGGATTTTAACCAAAGAGAGGATTTGCCAAAGGAACTTTTTAATTTAGATATTTTAGATGGTTCGCCACCTTGCACGAGTTTTTCTTTGGCTGGAAAAAGAGAGAAAGGTTGGGGTGTGAAAAAGTTCTTTAAGGAGGGACAAAAGAAGCAAACGCTGGATGATTTGGTGTTTGTATATTGCGAAACCATTGCAAAACTTCGCCCAAAAGTTGCCATTTTGGAGAATGTAAAAGGCATTGTTATTGGCAATGCGAGAAAATATGCCATTGAAATTGTAGAGCGATTGCAAGAAATCGGTTATGATGTGCAGATTTTCTTGCTTAATTCAGCCACAATGGGAGTGCCTCAATCCAGAGAAAGGGTGTTTTTCATTGCTCGGAGAAAGGATTTGAATTTTCCACCTTTGGTCTTAAATTTTGATGAGAAACCGATTCCTTTTGGTGAAATTGTGGATAGAAAATCAACCACTCACGAGCCTTTAATTCCATCTATTGAGGTGTGATTGCCTTTTGTACAAGAGGGGGAATCTTGTTTTAAATATGCGGATATGAGGTATCGTAATTTAAAGACCATTAATGCTT